GGTAAACCAACTTGGCCAGGCTATTGGAAACGTGAAGAGCTAGAAGCAGTAAAAGCCTCGGTAAGTATCCAGAAATGGAATGCGCAGTATCAGCAAAACCCAACTGCAGAAGAGGGCAGTATTATTAAACGTGAATGGTGGCAGGTGTGGGACAAAGACGAACTACCACCATTGATGCATGTCATTCAATCTTATGACACGGCATTTATGAAAAAAGAAACTGCTGACTTTAGTGCTATTACTACCTGGGGTGTATTTCAAAAAGACGAGGACAGCGCTCCGATGTTAATTCTAGTTGACATGATAAAAGACCGGTACGAGTTTCCTGAGCTACGTAGAGTGGCTAAAGAACAGTATGATTATTGGAAACCAGAATCGGTAATTATTGAGGGTAAAGCGTCAGGACTACCATTAACCTACGAAATGCGCAAATTAGGTATACCGGTTATTAACTTTACACCTAGCCGTGGAAATGATAAACATACTAGAGTGAATGCTGTGGCACCACTGTTCGAGTCAGGTATGATTTGGGCACCGGACCGCGAATTTGCTGAAGAGGTAATTGAGGAGTGCGCTGCATTCCCACTAGGTGAACATGATGACTTAGTGGACAGCATGACTCAAGCCGTAATGAGATTTAGACAAGGTGGCTTTGTTGAACATCCAGATGACTATGAGGATGAAGCATTACCACAACAACAAAGGACGTACTATTAATGGTAAAAGCAAAACTAGGAAAAGCTTTAGCTAAAAAGTTAAGTGATTTTATCGACGAGATGAAAGACAAGTACGCCATGACTCCTGATCAAACTAAGTCAGCAATAAGAAACTATGCCAATGAAGGTTATCTACCAAAAGACCCAAAAAGAATGTTACCAGGTGATGATGAGCCGATTGCTCTGATGGTTACCACAAATACTATTCTTCCAAGTACAAAAAAAGAATTTATGGAGGATATCTTTGAACAGAGTGTTAAGGATGATATATTAGGAGAAGCTAGAAAAGAAGTTGACTTATTTAAACTTAAACAGCTAGACACAACAAAAATGACAAAGCAAGCTGATGGTGGTCGTGTTGGTATGGTCAAAGGTGGTTTACTAAAAGGACTGGCGTCTTTATTTAAAAAAAAGAAACCTAAGAAAACAGAAATGTTTGGTCCACCACGTGACCCTGAAGTAGATTATGAAACTGCAGCTGCACTTAAACGTTCACGTAAACTTTACGATTTAGAAAGAAAAAATTTAAGTCCACTACAAGAGGAGCTAGATAAAATGCTCAAAGCAGAACAAAAATCTTTGGACGATAGTTTAACTAAATTAAAAATTGCTACATCTGAAATGGAAGAGATGAGTAAAGTGCTAGATGAATTTAATCGTGTTGCCGATGAAGAGGGTATCGAAGAGGCTTTAAAAGTTTTTAGTGATTTAATGAATCCAAAGCGAACACTAAACGCTGATGGTGGTAGAATCGGTATGCTATCAGGCGGCTTAGCTAAAGGTATTATGCAAGCAATGCGACTTGCAGCGCGAGGTGTAAAACCGTTTGGCGAAAAACAAACTTACAAACAGAACGTAACCAAACTAGGTTTAGCTAATGAGAATGCTTTACTAAATAATTTTAGAACCAAGCTTACAGGTATTATGGATATGAGACAAAGCCAGGTACCGGAAGAAGACTTGTTGAATTTATTTGAAGACATTGCCACTGGTAAAAAATATGACATGGCATCACCAAAATCAAAACAGCTAATGCTTGGCGCAACCATGAAAGGTATGAGAATGCGTAATATTGATGGCAGTGACTTTCAAAACTTTATGGCTGACATAGGTCCTAAAATAAAAAACCGTGATATATTGCCTGATGATGTTAAAAAACTATTAGCAGAGATAGATGAGAGTGACGCTTTTATGGAAGAAATAAGAGGAGAGTCTAGTAGTAAGATTATACCATTCTTATTTGGTAAACCAAGAAAACCTAAAAAAGCAGACGGTGGTATAATTTCAGATGCAGAACTAGCTGATCCTAGATACAATAGTGCTACTGGTGAATATGAAATTGGTGGTGGGGTAAAACTAGGTAAACTTGAATTGGATATGTTGGCAAGAGGTGCTGAGGGATTTGACCCAACTATGCAGTATGAAGGCAGTTTGGATTTAGGTGATGACCTTACTTTAACCGGTGGTTATTATGATGATGCAATTATGCAACCAGGTATGATGTCACCAGAAGATGAAATAAGATTTTCACTAACTAAAGGTTTTAAAGACGGTGGCGCGGCTAGCATAAATAAAGCGACATTAGAAGGTATTCGTGATATGCCTATGAGAAGCAGAGCACAAAGAATTCCGTATGTACAAAAGATGAAGTCTGATTTAGAAAAATATATGCGCGAAGGTGGTATGGGGAGTTTATTTAAGGAGAAATAATGGCTATAGAAAAAAACAACGATGAGAAAATGCCAACCGAAATTCTACCCGAAGAAGTAGAACTAGAGGCACAAGACTTAAACCCTAACACTGATGTTGATATTCAGATGATGGAAGACGGTGGTGCTGTGGTTGACTTTGACCCACAAGCAGGTGCCATGCAGGGTGCTGAAGTGCATAACGCAAATTTAGCAGAGTTTTTAGAAGACGGTGATCTTAACGAAATAGCATCAGAAATTTTAGAGTTGTATGATGAGTGTGGTTCATCAAGAGACGAGTGGGAACAAACTTATAAAAAAGGTTTAGACTTACTTGGTTTTAAATACGAAGATAGATCAGAACCGTTTCAAGGTGCATCGGGTGCTACCCACCCAGTATTAGCAGAAGCCGTAACACAGTTTCAAGCACTGGCTTATAAAGAACTTATGCCAGCAAGCGGACCAGTAAGAACACAAATTATTGGACTAGAGTCATCAGAAAAAGTTGCACAAGCACATAGAGTCAAAGAGTTTATGAATTACCAGTTAATGGTAAATATGAAAGAATACGAACCTGAGTTTGATCAAATGTTATTTAACTTACCACTATCAGGTTCTACCTTTAAAAAAGTTTACTATGATGCCATCCTATCACGCAGTGTATCTAAGTTTGTACCTGCTGAAGATTTATATGTGCCATACACAGCAACATCACTAGATGATACTGAAACTATTATTCACAAAATTAAAATGACCGTGAATGACATTCGTCAACATCAACTAGCAGGTATCTTTAAAGATACTGATATGGACGATCAAGGCACTTACAACAAAAATGATATTGAAGACGCAAAAGATAAAATGAGTGGCGTTGAAACTAGAGCTGATGACATTTGTGCTATCTTAGAAGCACACGTGCATTTAGAAGTACCAGGCGACGAGGACATCGATCCTAAAACTAACGAATCAACTGGTATTAAGTTTCCATACATTGTCACTGTCAAAGAAGACACTGGCGAAGTTTTATCTATCAAACGTAATTGGAACGAAGGCGATCAGACTAAAAAACGTCAAGATTACTTTGTTCACTTTAAATTTCTACCAGGACTCGGATTTTACGGGTTCGGCCTAATCCACATGATCGGCGGACTTTCTAGAACCGCCACAGCCGCACTAAGACAACTCTTAGACGCCGGCACCTTGTCAAACTTACCGGCCGGATTCAAGATGCGAGGCATCAGGGTCAGAGACGAAGCTCAACCGTTGCAGCCGGGTGAGTTCCGTGATGTTGATGCACCTGGTGGAAATCTTAGAGATGCATTTATGCCACTACCATTCAAAGGACCTGACGCTACACTATTACAGTTGATGGGTACCGTTGTTGCCGCTGGTCAAAGATTCGCGAGCATCGCTGATATGCAAGTGGGTGACGGCAATCAATCGGCAGCCGTGGGCACCACAGTGGCGCTCTTGGAACGTGGATCGCGGGTTATGTCTGCTATTCACAAGCGTTTATATGCAGCGATGAAATCAGAATTTAATTTATTATCTAAAAACTTTATAACTTATCTACCACCAATGTATCCGTATGATGTTGTGGGTGGTCAAAACCAAATATTTAAAACCGACTTTGATGAAAAAGTAGATATCATACCGGTTGCAGATCCAAACATCTTCTCGCAAACGCAACGTATTAGTATTGCACAAGCAGAAATGCAAATTGCCATGACTAATCCGCAGATGCACAATATTTATCATGCGTATCGACACATGTACGAAGCACTTGGCGTTAAAGATATCGATCAATTGCTACCACCACCGCCACAACCACAGGCAATGGACCCAGCAACAGAAAATATTATGGCGTTGAATGGTAAAAAGATACAAGCTTTCCCACAACAAGACCATCAATCACACATGAAATCACATTTAAGGTTTATGGGCACTATGGTTATTAGAAATAACCCGCAAGCCATGGCAATGTTGCAACAAAACTGCATGGAGCACATACTTTTAATGGCAACAGAGCAAGTTGACTTGGAATTTATGGAAGAAAAACAAAGAATGGAACAATTACAACAACAAATTCAGCCAATAATGCAACAAGTGCAAGAAAATCCGCAGTTGCAACAACAATTACAACAAAATCCGCAAGTACAGCAGATATTCCAGCAAGAAACTAACTTAAAAATGCAAATGGAAGCTAGAAAAGCGACACTAATAGCAGAATTTACTGATGACTATGCAGAAGCAGAGAAAGAAGTGCTCAGTCAGGTTGAAAATGATCCGTTATTGAAACTAAAAGATAGAGAACTAGACTTAAAAGCAAGAGAAGAGCAAGCTCGACAAGAAGAAGCCGAAGATAAATTAAATCTAGAGCGAGCTAAAATGATGCAAGCCAAAGAGATTGCAGAGGATAAACTTGAACAGAGTGATGATCATGCTAAGATGCGAGCTAGTGTATCACTTGCAAAAGATGGTATCAAACAAATGAAATCAACTATCATGACAGGGGACAATTAATGACAACTTACGGTGATGCACTTAGAATGATGCAAGTTGGTGGTGTTGACCGTACTGGCTTTGCTGATATGGCTGACGCGTTAGGAACTCCAGGACTAGATTTAATTAAACAAAGAAGAGCAGATGCTGCAGAAGAAGAAAGATTAGCTGCGTTGGCAGAAGCCTTAACACCAACACAGCCAACCTCTACTCCAACGGATGATGGTGAAAGTAACAACATAGTTTACGAATTCGGTAAAGGTATAGATGATTATTTTGAAAGCCTTCTTACAGATAAAGGACAAGACATTTATACAGGAGCTAAAGATCAAGTTAGAGACATGTATGGTTCTTTTATAGAGGACCCCAATCCATTTAAAGTTGATGATTTATCTGTGCCAATTGATGCAGATAATGATGGTACAATAAGTGATTATGAACAAGTTTTGTCAGATTTAGAAAATGATGAGAAAATGATGGATTTAAGAAATAGCCTTTACTACAACTATGTAGAGCCGGTCAAAGATTCTGTTGGAAATTTTTTAAGCACTCCTCAATCTCAATTTGCCATAGACGCTATTAGACTACCTCTTTTAATGGCAAAAGATAAATTTATAGATCCATATTTTAAAAGTGATGATGATCCCATGACTTTTAAAGCAGACGGTGGCCGTATTCATTTACAAGGCGGTGGCATGGATGCAGGGAAAGATAGTAAATCAGGTGACATGGGTATGGGAGCTGGAGTTAGTCGTGATGTACAAAGAAGCATGAACGGCGGTGGCGGCGGCGGTGGCGGCAGCAATATTAATAATCAAAGCACTGCTGAAACTGTAACAGAGACCACGGAACAACCATCCATGGCTTTTGTTAAACCAGCGGTAACAGTTCGTCCTGAAGATTTAATTACAATAGATCAACCAATGATGGAATATTCACCACCCGAAGAAACTTCAGTTTTAGATTCTTTAAGTAATCTTAACTTTTTTGAAGGCACTTACGGAGATCCTGATGACGGATTATCTTTTAGTTATGATATTGATCCACTTGGTGGAGACGCATCAGCACAATTAGGTTATTCTTTTGCAGACGGTGGCCGTGTAGAAATGCAACTTGGTGGTGGTCTTATGAATAATTTATTAGGCTCACAACAACTACAAAATCAAATATATCAACAACCTGGTTTTGGTAGCGAAATAAGTATTGGAGGACCAGACGGACCTATAACAATACCTGGACCAGGTTATGGACCAGGGATATCTCCTCCACCTGTATTTCCTCCTGTAAATATACCAGAGGCACAAGCATACAATCCTTTCGTAAGCACGATGCCATTATACGATCCATCAACACTTGGCACTGGACTACCATCAACGGCAGGCATGGTTGATCCATACTTTGTCTATGACAGATATTCACCTGCAGGTGCGTTTGATGCACCACCAGCGAACATAGGTGGTTTTTTATCACGA